AAAACCTTGTTGATGATATTGAGTTATTACACACGCAAAGATTAAACATAGCCTTAGAAAATCTTGAAAGAGAAGTTGTAAAGGTAGCAAGTGAATTACCCATAAGAGAGGGTAAACTATTTGAAGCTAGATTAGCAGTAGAGATTAGACCTAAATTAAAAGCTGTAATTGATAAACATTATACATTATGGGCTGATGGTACTGTAAGAGAATACGATAGAGTGGCAAAACAAGTTGTAGAGAATATGAAAGTGCTACCGATACCTGATAAGTTTAAAACACTTACTGAAATTGATATTGATACTATAACTAACTTAAAACGAGTAAAGTTTAATGGTTTTTTAAACATTGGCGCAGAAACAGTAAACGCATTGGCTGATGAAGTTTATTCCTCAACAATAACAGGCAAATCATTTAATGATACTGTTAAGACATTACAGCAGAGAATTAATGGCGTATATATCAAAGCTGATGTTGGTGAGATTAATGAATTAGTAGATTTTGTTGCCTCTACCACAGATGAAGTTGCAAAAGCAAAAGCGATAGAACGATTACACACATTTTATGGTGCAGATCGTGTTGGAAATAATATGAGAAGATACGCAAAGCAATTAGCACACGACAGTTTAATGGAATTTGATGGTCAGTTTACCAAAGCGAAAGCTACGGAAGCAGGTTTAAATCATTATTTATATTATGGAGATATAATTGGTGATAGTAGAGATTTTTGTGTAAGAAATAGAGGAAAGATATTTTCTGACGAAGAAGCTATAAATAAGTGGAGTTCAGAGATTTGGAAAGGTAAGTCAACGACTGATCCTTTCACAAGTAGAGGTGGATATAATTGCCGCCACCATTTTCAACCTACCGATCCAAGTTGGTATGATGCAGATGGAAATTTAATATTAGATCAAGAGATTGGAACAGCATCAAAAGTAAAAACTCAGACAGATATTGTAAAACAAGAACAAAAATCTACTGTTCCTAATGTTGCTATAGCTTCATTATTAAATAAAGGAAGTGTTAAAGTTAGAAAAGCCTATGAAGATGATTTTAATTCACAGCTTACAGATCAACAAAAAAATATAGTTAATAAATATCCAAAACCAAAAGTAATTAAAAATGGTAAAAAGGGAGTTTATTATTCTAGAACTCAAGAATTATCTGCTCGGTTAAATGCATTAGATGGAAGTAAATATGCAGATAAAAAAGTTAGGAGTTTTGTTATAGCCCACGAATACGGACATCATATTGATTATGTTTCATATCAAAGTACATCTAGAGCTTGGTCAGAAAGTAATATTGCTTTTTCAAAAGCTATTAATAAAGATAGAACAAGATTTAAAGGTAAGGGTTATAAAAGCCTAAAAACTGGCGAAATAGATGATTATTATGTGATAAGTGGTGATGAATTAAAAATATTATCAGAAGAACTTGCAACAAAAAAAAGAGTAGATTATATTCGTAATGGGAGAAATTTAGGTCAGATTCCTGTAACACAGTTAAAAGGAGATGGATTTGGAGAAGTAAGTGATATTATTGATGCTTTAGCAAGAGGTAGATTTAGAAAAAACTTTAATATGTGGGGTCATTCAGAGGGCTATTGGCGAAGAAACGGGTCTATTGAAACAGAAATTTTTGCTAATTTATTTGCAGTAAGACATAACAAAAAAGCCTATGATTTAGCTAAAAAGTATGTCCCAAATACTGTTAAAGAATTTGAAAAAAGATTAATAGAACTAGAAATAGGAAATTAAAAATGAAACTAACAGAAGAACAAAGATTAATAAAATTATCAGAATGTGAAACAAGTAAAGATTTTCATTCACTATATGAATTTATATTTAATGAAGAAGTAGCAGAAACACTTTTAAGAGATCCAAATGAAATTATAGAAGATATTATAATTGCAATTTCTGATAATCAAAAAATTAAAGGTGTTGTTTTACCAAAAGAAGTTTTAATTTAAACATTATAAGAGATTTATTAAGATCGTCGAAGAATTAGAAAGTCGATCTGATCTTGATGAATATTCCCAATATCTAGAGGGAATTAATAAAACAAAAAATAGGAGAATAACTACTATGGCTGACGAGCAAAAAACGGAGATCGAGAATACTGAATCTCTAGAAACAAAACAGGAAGTTGAACATCAAGAACCAATGATCGCACAAAGCGAGTTGGATAAGATTATTGAGAAGCGACTAGTAAGGGAACGAGCTAAGTTTGAAAAGAAATTTTCAGGCATTGACCCTGACGAAGCAAGACAACTCTTAGAAGAAAAAGAAGCTAAAGAGTTAGATATGCAAAAACAACGAGGTGAATTTGATAAAGTATTAAAGGAAACTGTTTCTAAAAAAGAAGCAGAGATTTCACAATACAAAGCCGAGTTACAAAAAGTACGAATTGATGACGCATTGATTAAGGTGGCTAGTGAATATCAAGCTATTAAACCTGATCAAGTTGTTAATTTGTTAAAAAGTAAAGTACAACTAGGTGCTGATGGCAACCCTGAAATTATCGGTGACAATAATGCACCAATGTATAATGGCAATGGTGAACTATTAAGCATAAACGAGTATGTAGGAAACTTTTTAGATGACAATCCTCACTTTAGAAATGCAACGCCTAGCGGTGCAGGGTCTAAATCGAGTGTTGGTGGTGAAACGCCCAAACCTTTAAACTTGGCGGAACTAAATATGAATAATCCTGAGGATAAGGCAAAATATGCTGAATATCGTAAGGAAAAAATGAAGAACTATTAACAATACACCCATAAAGGAGAATAATTATGGCTAACGAAACAACGCTATCGACCTTAGATGATCTGATAGTACCGATGATTGCAGAGGCTCTATTTGTAGCTTCTGAAGCATCAATAATGAGACCACTTGTAAGAAATTACGCATTACCAAAAAATTCAGGTAAAGTGATACAAGTTCCAATCTACCCAGTAGTTGCTGCTGCGGCTGTTGCAGAAGCAACTGACCTAGCTAATACTGCTATTTCAACAAGTAAAGCAGATTTAACTGTAGCAGAAGTAGGCGTAATGACTACTGTAACTGATATGGCTGTTAATACATCTGAATCAGATGTTGTTAAAGATTTAGGAAAATTATTTGGCGAGGGTATCGCTAGAAAAATGGACGCTGATCTAATGGCTTTATTTGATGGTTTTTCAGGTGCAGTAGGTGCGGCTGATGCGGCTATTACTGTTGCAAAAATCTTTGAAGCAGTATCTAAGCTAAAACAATCAGGTGTACCAAGCAACGATATGGCTTGTGTGCTACACCCTGCTGTTGCTTATGACTTAAAAGCTAATATGACAAATACATTTGCAAACCCTAACCCAACTGATGTTGCTAACGAAGCATTAAGAACAGGTTTTGTAGGACAACTTGCAGGAGTAAATGTTTATGAAAGCTCAAATATGGCTAACACTGGTACAGGTGGTGACTTTAAAGGTGGACTATTCCACAAAGACGCACTTGGCTTAGCTATGTTACAGGACATCAAAATTGAAACTCAAAGAGATGCTTCAATTAGAGGAACTGAAATTGTCGCTACTGCTGTTTATGGCGTAGGCGAACTACACGATTCATATGGAATTGAAGTATTAGCTGATTCAAGCATACTTTAATCCTAATTGGATTGATCAAAACAGGGGGGAGAGTTCCTTTCCTCTCCCCTCTAACATTTTAACAGGAATTTTATTATGGCATTTGCAACAAGAAGCAGTTTAATTATATATCAGCCTGATATAGGAGATATGGGTTTATCTACAGGCGAACAAGACGCATTTGTAACTCAAGCTATTGCAGATGTACAAAGAGATATTAGAAACAAATGGTGGTCAGTATATCACAGTAACCAATCAAGAAATAGAAGTTACGCAGGTGGTATAGAGATTGATTTAACATTACTAACTGACACACAGTGGACTAGAGCCACAGTTTATAGAACATTGGGGTATTATATTTGCCCTGCATTAACTAAGTTTAATTCACAAGGTGATGAAGATAGATTTCAACAAATGGGATCTTATTACCGAACTATGTATGAAGATGAATTTGCAGATATTTTAAGAGATGGTGTTGAGTATGACGCTAATGATGACAGTACAATTACTGACGCTGAAAAAGTTGCAGTACATTCTATGCGATTGGTTAGATAGTGGTAACAGTAAATATGCGAATAGAAGTATCTGCGGTCAAAGGTGCATTAGATAAGATTAAAAGAAAGATTCCAAGTGCTAGTGCTAAAGGTATTGCTAGAGCAGGTATATTTATTGAAAACGCTATTAAAGATAGAACTAGACAAGGCACAAGTGTTAATGGTGGTGGCTTTAAAAAATACTCTAAAGGCTATGCTAAAGTTAGAGCTAAACGAGGTGCAACATTAACACCTAATTTATTCTTTACTGGTCAGATGTTAGGCAATATGAGTTTTAAAAAACTATCATCTACCAAAGGTCAGGTATTCTTTCCGAATAGAACACAGAATATAAAAGCATTTTTTAATGATCAAAGCAGACCATTCTTTAGTGTTAATAGACAAGAAGAAGATAAAGCAGTAGATATATTTAGAAAAACATTTGAACGAGAATTAAGAATATGAGTGAAAGAGAAGATATTGCGGCTCACATTGTTACAACCTTATCTGCGGTTAGCAGTCCGATAACATTCGGCAAGGTAACAAGAGAGCCTTTTGAATTAGATGAATTGAGCCAACAACAGTTTCCTGCGGTCTATATACAGACTGCTGATGAAACTAGAGAAGATGTTTCTATTAAGAATAGTGGCATAACTCGCACAGGCACGATTGATTTTAGAATATTTGGTTTTGTTACTACAGCTAGTACAACAACAAGTAATATAGATACTAAACGCAACGAGTTAGTAACTACAGTTGAAACAGCTTTGGATAGTGATAGAACTAGATCAGGTAACGCATTGGATACCCAATTAGTTAGCGTAGAAACAGACGAGGGAAGTATATTTCCTTATGGTGGTATAATTATGACTGTAAGGTGCTTCTATAAATTCACACAAGGAACACCATAAATGAGTGATAAAGTTTATTTAATTAAGAATGGATTGACTGTATTAACGGATAATCCAAACAAATTTTTAGACGATGGTTGGAAGCATAAGCACAACAATCCTGAAGCTAAGAAACCAACAGGGAGAAAATATGGCAAAAAAAATAAAACTCCAAAATAAAGACGGAGATACTATTGAGGTTTGGGATAACCAAGTAGATGAGTATGCACAGCAAGGTTGGCTTACTGAATCTGCAAAACCCAAAAAAAAATCAACTAAAATAACAGAAGAACAAGGAGAATAAAATGGCAGTACATACAGGCTCAGCAGGAGTTATAAAAATTGGCTCTAACACAGTAGCAGAAGTAACAGGCTTTACGCTAGAAACAACAGCAGATGTAATTGAATCAACTCAATTATCTGATACAAATAAAACATACGAAACGAGTAGAAAAAGTGGCTCAGTAACAGTTGAATGTATGTGGGACGAAACCGACTCTAATGGTCAGATAGTTCTACAAGAAGCAACAGGTGTAACTTTACTACTTTACCCTGAGGGTTCAGATAGTGGAGATTTCTATTATTCTGTTCCTGCAATCGTAACAGGTAACTCAGTTGCAGTAACTATGGACGATATAATTAGACTATCAATTTCTTGTCAAATAAATGGTGCTATAACAAGAGCAACAGTATAATTTGACAATTAATACTAATTAGGATAAAAAATACATATGTCAGCTATTGATAAGATTAAAGATCATTTTAATACTTTAAGTACAGGCGAAAGCAAATACTTTGAAGATTGGGATTTAACAATTTATAAAGAGCCTTTAACATTAGAAAAAAAAGGTAGATTGTTAAAGAAAATGGAAGCCGATACTATTACAGGGTTGGCATATGTATTAATAGAATTAGCGTTAGATGAGCAAGGTAAAAATTTATTTAACCTGGAACACAAACAACATCTAATGAAAAGAGCAGACCCCGACTTAGTTGCAGAACTTGCGACTTGGTTAATGCTCACACCTACAAAAGAAGATATTAAAAAAAAATAGCTAACGACTATGACTATAATGCAATAGTCCAACTAGCCGATTATTTAAAAATTCCTATACACCAAGTAGAAAAATTCACAGTTGATGAGTTCTTAACTTGGATTGTGTTCTTAGAAGATAAGAACAAAAGAGAACAGCAACAAATTAATATGGCAAAAGCCAAATCTAGGAGATAGATGACTAAAAAAGTTAAAATAGATATTGTAGCACAGGATAAAACTAAAGGTGCTATTAACAACACCAAAAAAGGTCTTGATGGTTTAAAAAAATCTGTCTTTAATTTGCGTAATGCTTTCTTAGGTTTAGGCACAGGTTTATTAATTAAGAATTTAGTAAACACAGGTAAAGAAGTTGAAAGTTTAAAAGTAAGATTTAAGTTTTTATTTGGCTCTGCTCAAGAGGGTGCATTAGCATTTGATAACCTTGCAAAATTTGCAGGTAAAGTTCCATTTAGCTTAGAGGATATTGCGTCAGCATCAGGTAATCTTGCAGTTGTATCAAAAGACGCTAAAGATTTAACTCGTATATTAGAGATCACTGGTAATGTTGCTGCAGTAACAGGATTAGACTTTCAAACTACTGCTAGTCAAATTCAAAGAGCCTTTAGTGGTGGTATTGCGGCGGCAGATATATTTAGAGAAAAAGGTGTTAGATCTTTATTAGGTTTTAAACAAGGTGCTAAAGTATCTATTGAAGATACTGTTAAAGCATTTGAAGATGTATTTAGTGGTGATGGTAGGTTCGCCACAGCAACAGACGCACTAGCAGAAACATTTGAGGGAACTATCTCAATGTTAGGTGATAAATTATTCACCTTTAAAAATCAAATTAACGAATCATTCTTTGCTTCACTTAAACAAGCAATGGGTAGTTTAAATACATTCTTTGAAGAAAATGCAAGATCAACAGAGAAACTTGCTATTCATATAGGTAAAACTTTAACCGTTGCGGTGTTAGGTTTAGCTAAAATGTTTAAAACTCTTAAAGATAATTCCGATTTAGTTTTAACTGTTTTTTCTAGTTTAATAGCACTTAAAGTAGCAGGAGTGTTCTATGGAATAGCAACAGCTATAAATGGAATGACCTTTGCAATGAAAGGCTTTAATTTAGCAACAAAGAAAAATATTATATTCGGTGCAATAGCTGTGTTTACAGCCGCAGTTGTTACATTGACTAGTAAATTTAAAGCATTTAAAAACTCAATATCTGATTTAGCACCATCTACAACAGCAGAGGCATTATTAAAAGTAGAAGAAAAAAGATTAGAATTAATACGAGCTACTAAGAAGCAAGAAGATGAATCTAATTTAACAAGAAATTCGCAGAATGTAAGAAGAGTAGAACAACTAACAGAAGAATTAAGAATCTTAGAAGAACAATTAAAAACATTAAGATTAATTGAATCATCTATGGGTGATTCTCAAAGAAAATCTGGTGGTGTCATTCCCCCAACTCCTGAACGAGGAGAAATAACAGCAGGTAAAGACTTAGAAGGTATAATAAAAGCTAATAAAGATGAATTAGACTTATTAATTGAAAAAAATATTGAAGAAAAAGCATTAGTTGATGAACAATTAGCTAAATTAAACGAGGCTCAAAGAAATGCAAAATTAGAGGGTGGTAGACAATTAGGAGAAGAAGAATTAGCTTTACGAGATGAGTTAATTCAAACACAACTTCTAATGGAAGATAACTTCCAAAAGCAAGTAACTGCTATTCACCAAGCAGAAGCAGATAAAAGAGCTGCAATACAAAAACAAAATCTAGATTTATTTAAAGCAGGTAAATTTAGTGAAGTTAATTTTGAAAAGATGTCTAATAAAGACAAATTAAAAGGTACAGCACATCATTTAAGAGAAACACTAGCTGAAACTTCTAAACATAGTAAAAAAGCCTTTAGAATGCAACAGGCGTTAAATATTGGTGAAGCCATAATGAATACTGCGGCAGGTGTTGCAGAAGCATTAAAACTACCATTTCCATTTAATGTTGCAATTGGTGCTTTAAAATTAGCTACAGGTATGGCTCAAGTCCAAACAATTAGAAACCAACAACCACCCGCACAGTTTGGTGGCTCAAGATTACCGAACAGTCCATTTTTAGTTGGAGAAAAAGGGCCTGAATTATTTACACCATCTACTGCAGGAACAGTTACACCTAATCATCAACTTGGTGGTGGTGGTGCAACAGTAAACTTTAATATAACCACAGTAGACGCTCAATCATTTGGAAGCCTACTAGATACAAGACGAGGACAGATTGTAAATATGATTAATTCAGCTTTAAATAATAAAGGTCAGGCGGCTCTAGTATGAGTGGTGCATTTCCTACAAGTCCAATATCTAATGGCATTAACATTAAGAGCAATCAAACAACTATTGTTTCAACAGCTATTAATGGTCGTAGACAAGCAAGACAATTACAAAATCAAAGATGGGAAATGACAGTATCGTTTCCGCCAATGACTAGAGCAAGTTTCGCGCCAATCTTTGCGTTTATCACTGCACAAAGAGGGCGTAAAGAATCATTCACTTATACACCACCGATAATAGATGATTCACTAGGAACAGAAGCAGGATCAGTATTAGTAAACGGAGTACACGCTGTCGCTGACACGACAATAGCTATGGACGCTTTTGGTGCAGATGGCGCAGGTAGATTTAAAGCAGGAGATTTTATTAAGTTTGCAGGTCATACTAAAGTTTATATGGTTATAAGTGATGTAACATCGTCAAGTAATGCAGCAACTGTAACCATAGAGCCACCATTAATAACTGCATTAGCTAATAACGAAGCGGTAACTTATGATAGCGTTCCATTTACAGTAGCATTGAAAAATGATGTTCAAGAGTTTACAGTAGGACAAGACGCATTTTACAGATACGAATTAGATTTTATTGAGGTTATATAATGTCAAGAGGTTTACACTCTACCCTTAAAACAGAATTAGCTACTGATCATTTAGATCAGATACATTTAATTCAATTTACTATTGGTAGTACAATCTATTATAGAACGACAGCTTATTTTGATATTGTATTTGATGGTAATACTTACACAGCTAACGCTACTTTATTAAAAATACCGACTATCACAGAATCAAGTCAAATAGCTACAAGCAATGTTACATTTGATATTGAGGGTGCTAGTCAAACATTTATAAGTTTATTTTTAAATAACGACCATATTCATAGACCTGTTAAAATTATAAGAGCATATTTAACTGACGCAGGTGTGTTAATTGATAATCCTTATACAATATTTTTAGGATATATTTCAGGCTATGCAATTAATGACACTATGACCACAAGCAGAATTACAGTCAATGTTGCTAACCATTGGGCTAACTTTGAAATGAAAAGGGGTCGAAGAACCAATGATAACTCGCAACAACAAATATTCAATGGTGATAAGTTTTTTGAATTTTCTAATGCATTAATGGTTGATATAGAATGGGGAAAAGTTTTAGATGAGCAATAATTATAAAGTTACTTTAGCAACTAAAGACAACATTGTTGATTTACAGAAGTTTGTTAAACAAATGACAGAGGAAGCGGATATGGTTTTTCCTGCATTAAATTTAATGAAAGCTAGTAAATATGGTTTAAAAATGATTAATGATGGAACTGTTATAGTTTTAATTCACGACAAAGAAATAGTTGGTAGTGTTTGTGGTGCAATAGTTGAATGGTGGTTTAGTGATACTAAATATCTAACTGAAATGGGTTTTTGGATTAACAAAGAACACAGAACACCTGAAACTGCTAGTATGTTATTAAAGGCTTTTAAAGCTATTGCCGATAAAAAATTAATGGCTTGTATGCTTAATACTTTAGATGGGAGAGATATACCTGCTAGAGATAAACTTTTTGCTGAACACGATTTTAGGCGTGTAGGCTTTAAATATGGATATGGTGTTTAAATGTGCGATGATGTAGTTGATGATATAAAAGACGCAATTGATGATACTCTTGATTTTTTCGAAGATGTTCTAGACGAAACATTAGACTTTTTCTTAGGTTGGTTAGTTCCTGATATACCTGATCTACCTGACCTAGATTCTTTGCTAAATGGAGATGGTGTACTTGTAAACAAAAGAAATTCAAATTCACCTTTGCCTGTACTTTATGGTACTCGTAGAATAGGTGGTAATATTGTTTTTTTGGGTACTTCATCTGATAATCAATTTTTATATGTAGTTATAGCTATGTGTGAGGGGCAAGTTGCAAGATTTACTGAATTATATATAGATGATATTCTTTATGCTACTTATACAGGCTCAGATTCAAGTTATGGCACAGCACAGACAATTTCTAGTTTAGGAAGCACAAGTTTATTAGAGCCAACTAATACTTCTAATTTAAGTATAGAAACAGATCACCCAGTCTATTCAGCAATTCAAGAAAGTTTAATAACATCTGATTTAGGTAGTGCAATTGACGAAGTATCAGATGAAGTAAATTATCTAACTAACTTTGCTTTTTTTAATGGACACGATGATGGATTAATCGCACACCAATTAACAGGAATGAGTGATTTAGATAATTTAGGGTGGTCATCTTCTCATAATGGTAAAGGCATAGCACACGCTGTTTTTAAGTTTAAATATGATTCAGACGCATTTAATGGCATACCTAAGATTAACTTTGTAATTAGAGGTAAACAAATTCTTACTGATTTAAGTGGAACAAGTTATGCGTACTCTGCAAATCCAGCATTGATTTTGTATGATTACTTAACTTCTACTCGTTATGGTAAAGGCTTATCTGCAAGTGATATAAATACAACTGCATTTACAACAGCCGCAGGAATTTGTAATACTTCTGTTACTCCTTTTACTGGTGCAAGTACAGAAGCATTATTCGAATGTCATACTGCTTTAGGCAATAAGACTAAATTAATAGATAATGTTAAAAAGATATTATCTTCTATGCGGGCTTTCTTTACTTTTAGTGGTGGGCTTTACACAATCAAAGTAGAGGGTACAGGTTCAAGTGTTTTATCTATCACAGAAGATATGATTATTTCAGGCATACAGGTACAAGGTGAAACTAAACAGAAAAGATATAATAGAGTTATAGCAAGGTTTGATAACTCAGAAAAGAACTTTCAACCTGACGAAGTTATTTATCCGCCTAGTGATGAAACTAATGTAGGTGCAGATTTTAAATACGCAACTATGTTAGCTAATGATAATAATGAGGAATTACATTTTGAAATGTCTATGCCTTGTACAGTTAGTCCGTATCAAGCAGAAGATATGGCTGAATTAGTTTTAAAAAGGTCAAGAGCAGGATTGCAGATTAGTTTTTTGGCAACAAGTGAAGCACAAGAATTAGCTATTGGAGATATATTTCAAGTAACACATAGTGGTATGGGATTTAGTACGAGTAATTTTATATGTGTTGGTTTAAGTTTACAGAATAATGGTAATGTAAGCATTAAAGGTTTAGAATATTCTGCTGACGCTTATACTTATAATACTAAATTACAAACAGCCTCACAGCCTACAACATTCTTACCTAGCCCTAAGACTGTTAATGCACCAGTTATTGCTTCTATTTTTAGTGAAGCAGTAAATGTAACTGAGGGTAATTTAAATGTAATAATGACTGTAGGTTTAAGAAATACGCCTGACTTCTTTGTAGATAAATATGAAGTGGTTTACAAAAAGAGTACAGCTTCATTTTATAAATCAGCAGGTATTTCATCAAGCATAGTAAGAGAGATACCAGTTGAAAGTGGAGTAACATATAATGTTAAAGCTAGAGCTATAAATGCGTTAGGCTATAAATCAGCTTATGTAGCTCAAGATCATTATGTAGTAGGGTTTAGTAATCCACCAGCTAATGTTGCAAACTTTTCAATAGACTTTCAAGACGAGATTGCAGTTTTAAAATGGGATCCTTCTACTGATTTAGATTTAGCGTATTATCATATTAGATATTCACCAAATGCTGATGATAGTTATCCTAATAGTATTGTATTAGTTGATAAGGTCAGTCCACCAGCTAACTCAGTCATAGTACCTGCTAAAGCTGGGGTTTATTTCATTAAAGCATTTGATTTATTAGGACACGAAAGTTTAACTGCTGGAAGTGTTATAGGAACTGTAACTGAATTTGCTGGTCAAAACCTTGCAACTACAATAACTGAGGAAACATCATTTGCTGGAACTAAATCTCAAGTTGTTGTTGAAGATAATGCTTTGATTCTTGCTGGTGACGCAGTTACCTTATTTGACGCAGTAAGCGGTGATTTTGACGATAGAGTTGGTTTCTTTGATGAAGTAGATGGATTTGAAAGCACAGGAACATATACATTTGCTAATCAAATTTCATTGGGTGCAAAATATCAAGGTCGAGTATCATCTTTTTTAAATGTAGATCAACTAGATCGAGTTTCATCATTTGACGGACACGCTGGGTTATTTGACTCAGCACAAGGTTTGTTTGATAGTGCTGGTGCTTCACCTAATATGGACGCTAAATTATTTATCTCAACTTCAGATGATAATTCAACTTATACAGCGTTTACACCATTTCAAGATGGTAATTATGAATTTAGATTTGCTAAGTTTCAATTAAAATTAACTTCTGCTGTTAGTTCACAATCACCAAAAGTAAACAACGCACAAGTGAGATTGTTTATGGCTGATAGAACTGATACAGGTTCTAATATAGCAAGTGGTGCTGGTACGAAAGCAGTAACATTTAATAAAGCATTTTTTGCAGAGCCAAGTGTTGTTATTCTTGCACAGAACGCCGCACAGAATATACAAACAACTATCACTAATAAATCGGCAACAGGATTTAGTGTAACCTTTACTAATGCAGGTGGGTCAGCACAAGATATAACCTTTGATTATGTTGCTAACGGACAAGGTAGAGCAATTTAATTGCCAAACAAAACGAATAATAGTATAAACAGGAGAATATATGAGCCAACACGATTACATAATAAATAACGCCACATTTCCTAATGTTAGGTCAGATTTAAATTTAGCTTTGGGTGCAATAGCAACTAATAATTCGGGTGATTCAGCACCAAGCACGACATACGCCAATCAATTTTGGTATGAAACGGACACTAATAAATTGTACATACGCAACGAGGACAATGATGCGTGGATTCACATACTCACTTTAAATCAAACCAATGACACAGTTTCAAGTGTTGAGGGTGCAGGAACTTTTACAGGCATTGACGATCAATCATCTTCTAATGACGATCAAATAACAATTAAAGATGGTGAAGTTGTTATAAATGAAGATTCAGACGATTTAGACTTTAGAGTAGAGAGCAATGGCAATGCCAATGCAATTTTTGTTAATGGTGGTACAGACTCAGTTACTATAGGTGCAAGTGGAGTAGTGCAAACACTTGCAGGTATTCCATTTTATAGTGATACGACAAATGGTTCTATTTATACTCACGATGTATCTGGCACAGATAGTACCGCACAACACAACACTGCTTATGGTATTGCGGCTTTAGACGCAATTACTACTGGAGACCACAATACTGCTATTGGAAGCGAGGCAGGTTCAGCAAACACCACAGGATATTCAAATACCTTTATAGGTAGAGAAGCAGGTAAAGCCAATACGGAAGGTTTTAATAATACTTTTGTTGGTAGAGGTGCTGGTCAATCAAATACTGATGCTGACAGTAACACCTTTATTGGAGACCTTGCTGGTGGTGCAGTTACAACTGGTGGTAACAACATTATGATAGGGCATCTTGCTGGTGATGCTTTTGATACTGAAAGTAATAATTTAGGTATAGGTAAAAGTGCTTTAAGTGGTTCTATATCTGGTGGTGAATTTAATGTAGCTATTGGTAATGGTACACTAGATGTTTTGACTTCGGCTGATTCTAATGTTGCTATTGGATATCAAGCTGGTAGTGGTATTCAAGATGGTGGTTTTAATGTTTTTGTTGGTCAGATAGCTGGATTAGCTACTAATTCAGGAACTGGTAATGTTGCTGTAGGAAGAAATAGTTTAGTTACAAACACAAGTGGGTCTAGAAATGTTGCCCTTGGACAAAATGCTGTAGAATATCCTGATACAGAAAATGACAACGTAGGTATAGGTTATAATGCTCTTGCTGGCTCAATAGCTGGTGGTGAAAACAATGTAGCAGTTGGCAATAACTCACTAGATGCTTTGACTTCAGGAGACGAAAATGCAGTTGTTGGTCATAACGCTGGAACGAGTATGACTACAGGAACTCATAATTCACTAGTAGGTGCGGCTTGTGGTGCTAGCTTACTAGCTGGAAGTTATAATGTAGCAATGGGTAAAGACGCTCTAAGTGGTGCACAAGGTGATAGATATAATACTGCAATAGGTTATGAAGCATTAAAAGTATTTAACACAGGTACATCAGTAAATGATACTGCCAATGTAGCAGTAGGCGTTCAAGCAGGTTTACGAGTAAATACAGGTAGTGCAAATACTCTTATAGGTGGTGAAGCAGGAAATCAAGTTACATCTGGCAGTAATGTTATTTGTTTAGGTAATGGTGCTGGTGGAGGTTCTTCTCCACAGCAAGTAACCACAGGAAGTAATAGATTTGTTTTAGGTAATAATAGTATTACTGATGCATTTATCAAAGTAGATTGGACGGTTACTTCAGATAAACGAGATAAAACAGATATTGAAGCATTAACTATGGGCTTAGATTTTGTAAATCAATTAAATCCTGTAACTTATAGATGGGATATGAGGTCAGATTATGATGATGCAACACCTGATGGCACACATAAAAAACAAAGATTGTCTAGTGGTTTATTAGCCCAAGATGTTGAAGTTTTAGAACGAGAGTATGGTTATAAAGTAGAAGATGAAACTGCTCTTATAACTAGTAAGGGAGAAGATGGTAATTATGGTTTGACTTATCAAAAATTAATACCTGTTTTAATAAATGCAGTAAAAGAACTTTCTGCGGAAATCAAAATTTTAAAAGGAGAATAATATGGCAATAACTAAAGAATGGGTATCAGCTAAACCTAAAACAAATGCTGAGGGTAAGGTTACAGAATGGTTAGTTGAATATAAATATACTGATGGTGACTTTTCTCATACATTTAAAAAATCTGAAAAGATTGAATCACCATCAAAAGCACCTAGTGGATATTCTAAATCTGAAATACTTGGTCTAATGGACGAGGCACATTGGGACGATATGTTTAATAAAAAAAATAATGTTCACAAAAATCCACCAGTAGTAGATACTGTTGATAATAACTTTGATATTAACTCGTTAAGCTAGGAGCAAAAATGGAAGATCAACTTAAACAAACAATTCAAGACTTAGTAAAAATTATTAATGAAAAAGAAATAGCTATTACTAATCTACGACTTAATAATGAATCTCTTTTAAGAGAAATTAAAAACTTAAAAGGGGAAGAAGTTGATGCCGAGTCAGAGCCAAAAGAATAGCGAAACTTTAATTAGGTTAGAGGCTCGAATTGAAACGATAGAGTCAAATCATTTAACACACCTACAATCGAGTGTGGAAAAAATTGAGAAAAGCATTGAGAACATTTGGAAAGTCATAGGCATACTATGTGCTATGTTTATCTTTGTCTTTGCTGATAGTGTTAAATCACTAATAGATATAGTTACTATTTTATAATAGAGGGTTAAATATGACAAAAAGTATATTAATACTTTCTGATACACATTTTCCATACCAACACCCACAATACTTTGAGTGGGTTAAAAAAATAAAAGACCACATAAAATTTTCTAGCGTGATCCATATTGGAGACTTAGTAGACTTTCATTCTATAAGTTTTCATTCTCATTCACCTGAGTTACCTAATATCAAATACGAAATTGATAATGCTAAGAAACATATTCTTAAATTAAGAAAGTTGTTTCCAATGCCAATGCAAATATTAAATGGTAATCACGATATACGAATACAAAGAATGGCAGAAAATGCAAATATGCCTGAGTCTTTTATAAGAGATTTAAATGATATACTTGGTATTGAGAAATCTTGGAAGTGGACTTGGCACGATAAGTTAATAATTACTTTGCCTAACAAGACTAAAGTATTTTTTACACACCATTTTAAATCAAGTGTATTAGCTTCATCAAAAGAATTAGGAATGTCATTCGTGGCAGGACATCAGCATACTCAAAGCAATCTTAGTTATTGGAGTTCACCTACTGCTTTAAACTTTGCAATGACTGTTGGTTGTAGCATTAATCCTAAACACGATGCCTTTAAGTACGCAAAGAATTTTATTAAACGACCAATTATTTCACTTGGCGCAATAGTTGATAATCAACCGATGTTGTTTGCAATGCCAATGGATTCAAATGGTAATTGGAATGGAAAAGTTTGTTGAGTGCATTTAAAAAGCAAGTGGGTGGAACACACTATAAAGAACATAAAATACAGCCTTTTGAGTTTATCCAGGCTAATAATTTAGATTATTTGCAAGGTGTAGTAATCAAGTATATAGTCCGATACAAGGATAAGAACGGAATAGAAGATTTAGATAAGATCATTCACTATTGCGAACTTGAAAAAGAAAGGATTAAAAATGGATCAAAATAGAATGATGTCATTCACACAGAAATTAGTCATAGATGAGTGGAGAGCATTTTGTATATTAGGCTTTGATGTAACACCTGAGGGTTTAGCACCCGAATATATAAGAATTTACATTAAACCTTATGACGGAAGATTAGACCAAGAAGTAAGATCACACGCTAGAACAGTTACTAAGTTATTAGAAAAAGGTGATAGCTTAGAATCAATAGTTGAAGATCATACTAAAGAAAGCATTGTCGGTAACATACTACATTATGTTAAAAACAATATGGAAGATATTATCGCTTGTAAACAAGTAGACAAAGAAGTGAAATTATCAACCGATCCTTATCGTAAAATCAAATAGGAGTACATTATGGAAATACTAAAAAGAGTAAGAGAAGTAGCTTTAATCAAAGTTTCACTTTGGATAGTTGCAGTAGTAGCAATAGGAGCAATCGTTATATTCTAATGATTGACACTAAACAAAGAATACAATCCCACGAGGGCTTTAGTCCTACAGTTTACGAGGACACACTCGGTTATAAAACTGTAGGCTATGGTCATTTAGTTTTAGAAAAAGATAACTTTGTTGTTGGGGAGATATATTCTCCTGAACAGTTACAAGGGGTATTTGAAGAAGATTATAATATTGCGTTTAACAACGCTCACGATTTAATAGAAGATAAAGACATACCATACGATCCTATGGTTGAATCAGTATTAATAGAAATGGCATTTCAATTAGGATTGCCAAGATTAAAGAAATTTATAAAGTTTATAGAGGGCTTACAGGAAGAAGATTACAATAAAGCCGCAGACGAGATGATAGACAGTAGATGGGCTAAACAAACACCTGCTAGAGCCTATGAACTTTCAACACTTATAAGGAATATAAAATAATGTTAGGAAAACTTTTAGGCGGTGGTGGTATAAAAGCTATTGGTGATATAGTTGATGAACTTTATACAAGTGATGAAGAACGCAACGAAGCAAAAATTGCCTTAGAAAAACTACAAGCTAAATTAAAAGAAAAACAAATGGACATCAACCTAGCTGACGCACAAAGTACAGCAGGTGGTTTGGGTGGTTTTATTCAAAGAATATGGCGACCACTTATCGGATTTAGTTGTGCATTGGCTATAATGTTTGAATATGTAATTAAACCTTTCTTAATGTTTTTCCTTGCAACATTTCAAATAGAAATTTTACCTTTGCCTGAAATGGATATGGGAACTCTTATGCCTTTAGTTATGGCATTATTGGGAATGGGAGCATTGCGAACTTATGAAAAAAAATCAGGTATTACCAAATAAGATAAAGGTGGTATTACACCACCCTGCAAATATCTTTACTTTAGTTGAATCGCTTTTAACCATAACAATCTTAAATGAAGTTGTAGCACAATACCAAGTGTTAGATTATTACCCTACCTTAGAACGCACTATAAATTTAGAACGCCTAATTAAAGATAATAAAGATAATATCTATGCCGAGAAAGTTGAATTAGATTGTTTTTATGAATATCGAGAGGTAGAAGATAGTGAACTCTTGGCTAAGAACTTCTCAACCAAGAGCCACGAATTGACGATTAATTAAAGATCCCCAAAATCTTCTTTAAACATTTTAATAAATAACACCACTAGGACTACACTAAGTAATCCTAGAAATGGTAGTAACACATAATATAACATTGCTTCCATTATTTGCCCTTTCAGGGTGGCTTACGCCACCCCCCTTTCTGTTAAGTATTTTTCCATTTTTTCTATTGTGTCTTTGTAAGGCTCAAATTTTTCTCCGTCATCACTCTGAACATTCATAGACCAATATGCTATTCTTTCATCAGATTGACCGATACCACCCTCAAGCATACAATCAGTCATTGAAATTATATTTTTCTTTTCTAATGATCCATATACACCTTTAGTTTGGTTAGTAGTCCAACCTAATTTATTTCCAATTTGTAAAGCAGTTGAAAATAAAAAAGAGTTAGATCCATCAGTACCTTTGATAGCTTCTTCTATTAAGTTTTTTTCTAGTTTAGTTATTGTTGTCATTTTATTCGCCTTTCGTTTGTTTATGTACTCATTATATTAACATTTGTTAATATCTTCAAACAAATAAAACATTATTTTTAATTATTTTTACTAATGTTCCTCTAATGTTCCATAATTAGAACGCATTTTAAGGCTTATATAGGGCTATATCTTATCCTGGTGTATTACCAAGTATCTGTGAGGTAAAAAGGCTTGTATAAGCCTGTTAGAGGGCTTTAAATCGATTTAGGCAAATTACCCCATAATGAGGCGTGATCTAGGCTTAAAAAAGCTACAGTTTTTTCTATTTTATCATTGTCCTCAAATTCAGTAGTCTTAGGACACAGTTTCTTTTCCCAATTCAACCCACCTTGTCTATGCAATCCTTGTAAAGACCAAGCCACAATCTCACCTGAGTCGAATGAATTAACATAATACGCAACTCTGCGAGTATCACACGCTATATCCATAAGGCGTAAATACTTATCTTTCTCGAACATATAATCAGGATAAGTTCCTAAAACGAATTGGCGATGTTTTAGTTCTGCTATGATGTTTTTATTATAAGCGTCATTGAAAGAATATTGGTCATCTGATTTTAATTTTAAGGGACTTAGCTTAAACTTGGCTTGATTTAAAACTTCAATAACTTTTAATTCATTATCTATCATTATAGTCCTTGCTTCAATTCTTCTCTACGAGTGCTGTTATAACCTCGTAACAATTCTATATGTATCTTAT